ACCTAATAGACAAGAAAAAACCCTGCACAAGGCAGGGCTTATAAAACATTCCAGTTCCGTTCTTATTATGAACGGCTAAAATCGAATGTTGGAACTCCAGCAGGACGGAAATTAACTGTTACTGCTTGTGCATCATCAGGAGTAACACCTAAAGAAGCAGAAGTTAATGTTGCGTCAAAACTAATAAAGCGACTAAGAGTATCACTTACAGTTCCACCGCTATATACACGATCTGTATAAAGCTTAAATCCTGCACCGACTTGTTGACGTTGAAGAACATCTTCAATCATGCGGTTAGAAAGAGAAGCATCTTCGTTTGTCATGTAAGCAGTTGCACTACCTGAACCATCACCAAATCCAGCAATGTACTTTCTAAATGGAACATACTGACCAGGGTCACCACCGATTGTAGTTACATCAATTTCAGCTCTTTCAATTTCAAAAGACCACTCACTAACTTGAGCAACATTTTCAAATGCAGCATAAGCAACTTGAAACTCATTAGGAGCTGCGGCTGTTCCCGTATTAGTAATATCTACAGCAGAACCACCATTGGTAGCAGAAACAGTTAATGCTCCAGAAGTAGTTGTATAAGTTTTAACGTAATAAGTTGTTCCAGCAGTTAATCCAGCAGGTAATGTCCCTGTTCCTGCCCCACCTGTTGATGAGTTGACAACACTAAATTTGACAGGATCACCAGCTTTAAGATTTAAATAAGTTTCAATAATTATTGTCTCAGTACCAATAGTTATATCTGAAGGACTAAAAGTACCTGTTGTTCCTGCTGGTGTGTAATAAAGAGCACCTGATGTGCCAGATAAACATGTTACGGCCATGAGGCTGCTATAGAAATTTACCTATAGATTAGCTCAAAACCGTGGCAACGTAAGAAGTCGATATTTTCCCCATAAATAAAGGGCTTGTTTCTGTTGTGAAAAAATCTGGCCCTGTAATAGCTCCAACTTTTAAATAAGTTCCAGTTGTACCTTTTGTTCCATTATTAATTGTTTCTAAAACATCAACAGCAGTTGTAATTAATGTTTGATTTCTTGCTGGCCCTTCTCCTTTTTGTGTAAAAATTTTAATAATGACTGATCCTCTAGCATTATCAACACTAGAAGTCAACGTAGGATCATTAGTTGCTCCAAAAGTAATATTTACTCTGACATACTCTGTTGTGCTATTAGGAGGAACAGCCGTAATGTTGTCAAAATAAACAGGAATTGCAGGACTTAATGCTCCAAAAGCAGTTAATAAAGGATTTTCTACTTGTGCTCGAATTGATTGATAATTCATAATTTCCCTTTAAGCGTAAGATTGACAGTCTTTTTAATAGTATCTGTCATTTTTTCATTGATATAACGATCAAACCAATCTTCCTCTGCGGTACGACTAGAGAAACCTTCTTCTGTACCACTCCCAATATTTCCTCTTTTATCAGGAATATTTCTCTTTGTATCGGCTGACTCCCAACTTTCTCTACCTTTTTGTGTTTGAGGTTCTGATCCAGCCCATTTACCACTAAATTCACCTTCTTTTCGATCAGTCGCAAATTCTGCATATTGCTGCCCTGAATTATTAACAGGAGAAACATTGCTAACTCGAAAAGCAACTCTTCCTTTTTCTAAAACATCTCTAGCATCTCTCATTGTTACTTTTGGCCCACCACTTCCATCATCAAAAGGTGAAACAGGCTCACCTGCTTCCATTGTCCCTCTCCATTCCAAACCAGGAGTCCTAGTTTCTATTTGCCAAGAGTTAGAAAATTTACCTGTCCAACTTGGCCCTTCATCTTGCAAATCTTTAACAATTTGCATTGCAGAACCTTGAGCTGAACTTAGAAAAAAAGCAGCAATTGTTTTGTCAATATTTTCAATTTGTTGCCACTTTTTACCTAAAGAGCCAAAAAAACCTGCCATTACTGCGGCCTCACTATCAATGTATGAAATATAGGCTTATCTCCTCTTTTTGTTTGAACATTGATAATTTTCCCTTCCCTAGTAGCTCCTGCTTGTGGGTATTGAACACGATCTGCCTCAGTAGGATAATAATCTCCTAATTCATTCGCTCCAATAACAATTCTTAAATCAGTTGTTTGATATAACCCTTCATCTTCACTTGAACTAATATTCAAAATTACTCCCTTAACACTTACATTTGTATCTGATCCAGTAACAGCTCCTGTTGTTGGATTGTATGTCCTTGGAGTTGTACTTTTAACAAAAGTCAACGTCTGACCCCATGTACTAAGAATACTTGCTGGTACTTTGCCAAATACATCATCAATTTTTGCCATGATTAACCTCTAGTTACCCGAACTTGATAGCCGCCAGCTCCACCAAGACAATAAGCACCAAGATAGGACTGAAGCCAAGGATAAACGTCAAAAACATTGTTCACGTTGCCAGTAGCAAGACTAGCTTCGTTGTATTTCACCTTTAAATCACCCATTTCGACTTCTTTTGCAACACCTTCTGTGCCACTATTCCCAGTCATTGCATCCGTATCATTAGCTAATGCTCTCGCTAATTCATATTGTGCATACTTAATTTTCGCAGGAATTAAGGTACAGGCAAGTTCAACATCATCTACTTCAAAGTTATTTCTAGGCCATTTTAATGCTTGGCCTTGATCACATCGATCACCATAAAAATTCAAACTATCGATCCAACGACATGCAGAAATTAATGCACGATTTTTTTGATCGTCTGTTTTATTTGTCCACGTTGAATCATCAGGAGAAGTTTCAAAGTAACTATTAGCTTCTGCCAAAGTGACATAACTATTAGAACTTTCACCTTTCAAAGTGGCGTGAATAGTAGCTGCCACGCTTATCTCTCAAACATTGTTCTTATTGTAGCGTCATAAAAAAGCCCCACTCGAAAGTGGAGCCTTTTTATTATTGAAACTCTTTTAAAACCGTCATCCCACAGAAAATTCCCTCATCCCGATACCACTCAAAAGAGGCCAGTCGGCACCAAATAAAAATGGTGACGGTTTACATCGCAGAATCTTTACTCTTGCCGTTACACCCGTAAATTTTCGGGTTGAAAGATGTTAGTTAAAACATCTTCGGGTCATTCAAGCCCATTCCAAAAGAGTTCAATAACAACTCTACATCAAGAAATGTTAGTTACATCCAAAGGTGTGTTAACTGTGATCTGAACCATAGGAATCAAATCAATGTCATAAGTAGCAGACCACTTGTTAGCAGTCGCTAAATTTGCATTGGTTGGGTTGTCACCAGCATCTACCCACTTAGTACCCATTACGTGATACGCAGTGTGATAGTCAACAGAAAGTACATTCTGCTTACTTAAGATGTTGCGATCAGCTTCAATCCTTAGATCCTGCTGAACACCTTCCATGATTGTGCCGCCTTTGAGTAGGTAGCAGTAGTACTCAGTTTGATGACCTGAAGAACCAGGAGCAACAGTGTTAACAGCTTCGTCAACGATGACTTTACAGCCAGCAAATTGACCAACCTCTTTAGCACCGATTCCAACGCCGCCGCCACCCCAAGTCACAGCTCCAGATGCTGAGAGTGCTGCGGTAGAGAATGTCAACATTCCTACCTGATATAGGTAGTAAGCAACTGATGGATGAACAACCAAAATATCTGGCTCTTCACCACGCTCACCTAACTTATTACGAGCTTGAGCAATAGTAGAAGCTGTCAAGAAGTTTGCTTCACCAGCACCAGTACCAGCTTTTGCAACGTCAAGTGCATTACCACTAAGAGCAGTACCAAATAAACCAGCAAGCTGTGAGAACAAACGAGCGTTGTTTAACTTGTTGATTGCATCAGCCAGCTGATTACGGATAGCCAACATTGGATCTTCGCCAGCAGCTAAAATCGCAATGTCGTCAACAGCGTATGCAAAACCTCTGTGAACGATAGAAGCAATTTGTGTTGCTGTACCGATCTTCTGTGGTGTTAAGTAACCAGCAGTTGAGGTTCCCCAGTTGGCCGCCCCAGTCATAACCTCTTCGGTTGGTGCTACAGGGTTGAACTCAGGAACTTGGATACGTGTACCGCCTTCTTTGGCATCTAGGAAACTGTTTCTTACAACAGCTCCACTTTTTACAAATTGGCTACGCTCTTTAATTGCCTCTTGGACATAGCGAGCCAAATTATTTCTTTTTACGATGTCTGCTAAGAGAACACCGCCAGAGTAATTCTGAAAAGGAGCAGCCATGTGGCCTCTTTAAAATTTACGGTTTACTTTGCCTAAGTCACGGACTTAGAAATAACATCATCAAATCACGGATTCTTAGATGTTACTGAGATGCCTCTTTTTGCAGCACGGCTGCTAAATCAGGGTCTTGATTAGATAATATCATTTGTTGCGTGAG